TTTAAGGGTCGTAAAGTTCCAGAGATGGCGACTATGGCAATTTTTGATGATGCTTTAAAAAAGTATGGAGTTAAGTTAGACTAACCTAACTTGACGCCTATGTTATAATTGTGTTAGAACTTAATTCAGGAGACATGATACATGGCAATTAATGTAAGCTTTAATGGTGCAACCATTTTCAAACCAGGTGCTTACTCAAAAACAAGCATAGACCTTGGCGGAGGTTTTCCTCTTAGTCCAACAGGTATTGTTGCTATTTTTGGTGAGGCAGATGCGGGTGCTCCTGGTTCCGCGGAAACAAACATCGCTAATAACGTGTTCAGCCCAGATCAACTTCCACAAATTCGTGCGAAGTATCGAAGCGGTAACATCGTTGACGCTTGTAACTTTTTGTTCTCTCCAGGTGCCGATGGCGCAATTCCTGGTGGAGCTCAATATGTTTACATCTATAAGACAAATGCTTCAGTTCGTGCACAACTTGCACTTGCAGCATCTTATGGAACTGTGCGTGCATTAGAGTGGGGTGTTGGCGGAAACAGAATAACTCTTAAAATTACTGGTTCAGGTGCTACAAGAACAATTACTCTTTCTCAAAAAAGAGATAGTCTTGTTGAATCTGCAACAGTCGGTGGAAACACTGTAATCACTATCACAAATCCAGCAGTTGGATCTACAGTAACTATTACTGATACAACTATTGATTTATTTGATGGTACAAACACAACATCACTTCTTAAGTCTGCTTACAACAGTGTTTCTGATTTAGCGTCAGATATCGCTCTTGTTTCTGGATGGACAGCGTCGTTAGGAACTGGAATTGATCCTCGTTTATCAGTTAATGTTCTTGATCATGTTACATCTTTAGCTGCAACTTCTGGTGCTGCTGTTAAGAAAGATGCTCAAGAAGTTCAAGACTTCTTTGCTCAGTCACAAATCGCTGCAATTATTTCTCCAGCTTCATCAGGTCTTCCTGCTGCTCTTGCTGAGACATTCTTAGCTGGTGGTGCTGCTGGTGCAACTCTTACTTCTGATATTACAACTGCTCTTTCAAAATTTGAAAAGATCCGTGTAAACAGCATCGTTCCTTTATTCTCAAGAGATGCTACTGCAGATATCGCTGACAGAATGACTGATGCTTCATCTACGTACACTATTGACGGTATTCACCAAGCAGTTAAGACACACTTAAGCTTGATGGCTACTACTAAAAAGAAATCTGAGCGTCAAGCTTATTTATCTGTTAAAGATACTTATGCTAATGCAAAAGCTAAAGCTATGAATTTGGCTTTCGCTCGCGCTCAATTAATGATCCAAGACATCAGAAATATCGATGCTCAAGGAGTTATTAAGTGGTTCCAACCTTGGGCTGGTGCAGCATTACTTGCTGGAGCTCGTGGCGGTTCACCAATTGGTAACCCAATGACTTTTAAATATTTCAATATGTCTGGTATTCGTCAGACTGCTCAAGCTATGAGCACTGCTGAACAAAATATCGTTATTGATTTCGATCCAGATACACAATATGATGATGCTATCCAAGCTGGTATTACTTTCTGGGAAGCTCCTCAAACTGGTGGATTCCGTTTAGTTGTTGATAATACAACTTACGGTAAGGATGGAAACTGGGTTTACAACCGCGGTAACGTTCTTTATGCTGCTGATATCCTTGCTTACGATTTCCGTAGCCAACTTGAAAATATCTATGTTGGATTAAAAAATACGGTTTCTGCTGCAGAGATTAAGTCTACTTGTGAAGCTATCTTAGCTACTTACTTAGCTCAAGGTATCACAGTTAGTACATCAGATGCTAAAAACGGTTTCAAACAACTGGTTGTTCAAATTAATGGAAATACAGTTAATATATCAGTTGTAGTTAAATTAGTAGAAGGCATCGATTTCGTTCTAGCAGATATTACTCTACAAAGAGCAAGTCAAACTGCTTAATAAAGTCAAGTAGTTAAAGTTTCTAATGGGGACCTAATTAGGTCCCCATTTTATTTTGAGGCCGTTCTTGGTATAATAGCAGTATGCTTAAAAAGAACTGTTTGTATTGCCAAGTTGAATTCGAAGACAATAGTCGCTCAAAAAATAGAAAGTTTTGTTGCACGGTGCACCAAGGAAAGTACCGTTGGCTTCATCACAAAGATGAAATGGTTGCTTATAATACTGCTTATGAAAAAGACAACTATAGAAAAGTTAGAGATCGCAAGAATGAATATAGGCGAGAACGTTATGCAAATGATATAAACTTTCGACTATCTCTAAAATTAAGAGCTAGAATTTCTAGAGCTGTTAAAAATCATTCAGAGAGTCTCACTAAGAATTTTGGTTGCACAATTGACGAATTAAAAATATATCTACAGTCTAAATTCTTACCGGGCATGACCTGGGATAACTATGGAAAATACGGTTGGCATATTGACCACATTAAATCTTTAGAAAATTTTGATTTATCTAAAGAAGATGAAGTTAAAGATGCCTGTAAATACACAAACTTACTTCCTAGATGGGCCAGCGATAATCATAAAAAATCAAATAAACCACTTATCACTCTTGTAACTGGTGCTCCAGGTGCAGGAAAGAGTTGGGTTGCATCTCAACTTGATAAAAATAAGTGGAATGTAGTAGATTCTGACCTAATTCCTAAAAAGCAACTTATAGAAAAGTGCGTAGCACTGTTGCCTACTGTTTTATTTTTAACAGTTGGTGTTTCTACGTTCATGAAAGATGATAGGTTTCACTATGATCTATTAGTGATTGATGAGCCAATAGAAGTCTTAAAAAACAGGGTACTTGGTCGTGGTGGTAAGGTTACCCCTACAATTGAGCGTCGCTATAAGCGAATGCAATCATTGAAAGTTAAGGCTAAGTTTACAGGCTCATCTCAAGAAGTTGTTAACTATTTAAAATGATATAATAAGCTAGTGGATGAGATTTTAAAAATTGCACATAACGGTCAATGGACTTTGGAGAAGAACTGGACTCCAAAGCATAAGCAATTGGCTGATAAGTGGGCTGAAGGCGGTATTCGTAAAGATCTCAATAAGTTGCCTAAAGCTTCAAGTAAACTTAGAACTCAAATGTTGGGCGATATTCATAAGAACGCTCAAGAGCATCGCATAAATCCTGATACTGGTCACAAAGAATACAAGATGTTCCGCGCCATGCCAGAAGGTGGACATGAAAATGACTTTCATAGTAAGAATAAAACCTCTTGGACGTTAGATCCTGGTTTCGCTCACTATTGGGCTCACAATGGCCAAACGCCGCTCCCAGATATGTCTGAAGAAGAAAGAGCAGATTTTAAACCACATCAAGTTGTTTCTTCTTGGATCCCTGAACACCTTATTCACTCATACCTTCCTAGCGTGTTGGATCCAAGCCACGAAAAACTTCAAGAAAAAGAAGTTATTGTGGAACCGCATGATATCAAACCGCATAAAATATATGCAGGTAAAGCACTCAAAGCTAATATTAAGAAGTTAGGTATAGCCTAATTCTCCCCGTTTGAAGTATATTGAAGCATAATTTGCTCAACCCTCTTCCTGGTATAGTAAATAACATAGGGTTGCATAGTGCAATCTAAAAAAATGGAAGGTAAGGACAACCACAGTCCAAAAGGAGAACATATGGCAGGTAAAAAGCCATCATTTATTACAGGTGCAAACGCTAAGATTAAAGTAGGTGGAAAGACTTTCGCATACGCTTCAGACGTTTCATACTCAGTATCAGTAGACACTATTCCTATCGAAACAATGGGTCGATATGAAGCTGTTACTAATGAACCAGTTAATTACTCTGTAGCAGGAGAGTTAAGTGTAGTTCGTTATACAGGTATTGCTAAGACAAACAACATGCCAGGAACAAATACTGGTGGTAATGGTCTTGGTAAAGTTGACTACACTACTGGTGGTAACGGATCTAACGAAATTAATCCTGGTAATTTGCTTTTATCTCAAACTTGGGATTTAGCTGTTTATCAAAAAGAACAAACTGGAGCAACTGCTGCCGGTGGAACTGCAACAGTAACAGACTCAGTAGAGTTTCTTACAATCAAAGATTGCCGTTTTACTCGTAAGAGTTCTGCGTTAAATAAACGTGGTATTTTAGTTGACCGTTTAGCTTTTGTTGGTATCTTAGCAGACGACGAATCTTTCGATGCGTCATACTCTGGCGATACAGATTTATCATAATTAGGATAGGTACAGATGTCTGGGATGAGACCATTCTTTATTACTGGCGCAAACGCCAAGATTAAGCTTAATGGAAAGACTCTGGCTTTCTGTACCGATCTATCATATTCAATTCAAGTTTTAACTCAAACTCCTAAAGTTCTAGGTATGTACGAGGGGTCATCAGTTGAACCCCTCGGATATACTGTTTCTGGAAGTTTCACGGTGATTCGTTATGCAAAAGATGCTAAATCGGCAATTGGTAAGAAAGCTCCAAATGGTATCGCAGCTAATGATGCTGGAAATGGAGTCGGAAACTGGGGATCTGTTTGGGGAAACGGGTTATTTAACGGTGCTGCTGCATCGTTGGGATTGGGAAATGACGGTCGAGCGAACGAATCGTTAGATCCTAGTCGATTTTCTCAAGGAACTACATTTGACATACAGGTTTACCAAAAGGTTCCAGGTAACGCTCCAACAAATAATGGAGCTCTAGATCAAGCATTTGCCCCTGTTCAAGCTGCCGCAGATTTTTTAAGTGGAGCACAAGGTGGAGCAGAAGCTAATTTGCTAGGTGTTGCTAATATAAGAAATTGTAGAATAACACAAGCAGATTTTCAATTAACTAAAAAAGGTGCAGCTATACAAAGATTTAATTTTGTTGCACTATATGTAGATGAAGATAGTTTTGTTGCAGATTTCAGTGGATCTGGTCAGCAGTTTCAGAGGTAATAAATGCCTAATGGCTTTAATAATAGACCTAATGTTACTAATAGACTTGGCGATAATTTAACTAGCCAAGTTGCTGGTATTTTCTCTACAAGACCTAGTGCTAAATATTCTTCTGGCGCTAGAACAATATTAAAAATAAATGGAAAAATTGTAGGCTTTGCATTTGGTATCTCTTGGAGAATAAATACGCAAACTACAGACATCAACACAATAGATGATTATTTCCCTGCAGAATTAGTTCCTCAAAGAGTGACAGTAGAGGGTTCAATTAATGCTCTACATATTCCAGGTACTTCAGCAGGAACTGAGTTGTGGCAACCAGACGCTCTTAATTTTTTATTCCAGCAATATATAACTATTGAAGTTCGCGACAGTAGTGATCAATTGTTGTTTTATACAAGTAAAGCAATGATAACTTCTAGATCTGAAGATATTAAAGTAGATCAACTTGCTAATGTTCAATTAACTTGGAGAGCTATAGGTTTCCAAGATGAGAGAAAACCTGAGTTAGCTGAAGGTGCAGATGTTAAGAAAGAAAGCTCTCAACCTAAGAGTAGACTATCTTCACCTATATCTGATTTAATTAACACAGTTAAGCGCCAAACTGGTTTTGGTTCTAATACATAATCACACTATCATTTAATTGGTATAATAACCTCTGATCAAGGAGTGTTATGGACTTACCAAGCAAAGAAAAAACATTTGATTTTCAACATACTGGCGAGACTACTGGTAAAGAATATACAGGTAGATTTACAGTTCTATGTGTTTTAAATGTAGGCCAAAAGCATGCTTTAAGCCTAGAAAAAACACGTCTATTAGGTAATTATCAAAACCCAACCGATGATTTAGCTGGACTAGCTATTATCTTAGCTAATTTAAGAGCTAAAGTTGTTGAAGCCCCAGAATGGTGGAAACAAAGTCAAGGTGGAGCATTAATTGAAGATGAAGATGCTCTAGTAGTTTTATATAGAAAGATCCAGGAGGCTGAGTTTGAATGGAAAGAAGAACTAAAAAAGAAGACTCAGAAGCAGGATCCGAGTACACCGTAATTGATGCCATAAAAGATAGGGCTGCAGCCAATGCTCGTGCTCCTCTCGATAATGAGGAGCAGTTGTTATTATTTCTACAGAGCTGGTGGTCCAGAACATATAATCGGCCATTAAAAGATCCATTATTACTATCATACACTTTAGAGGAACTCTTATATGAGTTTTATGACCGCATTGAACGAATTAAAGCGGAAGATGAGCGACTTGAGCAAGAAAGTGTTAAGATAGAAGAGGTTAAAGATAAAGAAGCTGAAGACTGGGCTGAACGTATGGAACGCGAAGAGCGAGAAGCTGAGTTACGTAGTGAAGCTAGTAAAGCTGAAGTATCTGACCCTACAAAAGATCCCGCTAATGTTGCTTGGATGGAAGAACAACTTCGTGCAGGTAAAGAAGCGTTTGGAGATTCTTTTGGAGAAGACATAGATGAAACTTTTGAATAAGTGAGATGTAGATGGCAGACCAAAATCAATCTAATAAGAGAGGCATGAATTCGATAGCAGACGATATCGACATGTCTCCACATTTAACAGAGTTAGAGCGTATTGGTGCGAGAGCTACAAGACGAGGCGTTAACAGAAGTCAACTAGAAGATCGAATTAGATCTGAAGGTAAGATGTTGAACGACTTGTTAGAGCAAGGTCGTAGAAACCCTGTAATTACAGAAGGTCCTTTCTACGGAGAACAAGTTTCATCTTTAAGACAAAATATTAGAAACATGAGAAATAGAATGAACTCTATGGATACTGCTGCTTCAACAAGAGCAGAATCCGAGGCATCTACTTATTTAGGTAGACAGTTTAGTTCTCAAGCTATTAATTCTCAAGTGTCTGTTATGCAAAGAGAATCGATGACTCAAAATAGAGCTTTCGGTTTATCTGGACAAACATACGATCAATTAGAACAACAAAGACAAGATATATTAGGTAACATTAGACTTCGTGAGAGAAATGTTCTTAATGAAGTTAAAGGAATGTATGACGACAAAGGTCGTGTTATTCCTGAGAAGTCAGCAGCACTAGGTGTTATGTTTGGCGGCGCTCAAACAGAGATGCAACAACTTGCCACAATTAATGCAGCACAAGCTATTCAAAGATATTCAGGAAAAGATCCTAATTCTCAATTAAGAAGAATGAACGATGTTGGTCAAAAAGCTGAAAATATTTTAAGTTCAGAAGCTATTGCAAGAGAATTATCTAGTGGATCAGTTAGTATTAGCTCTGGCGGTAAACAACAAACCGTACAGAATCAAGACATTGATAAAGAAATTGTTAATCAAGCAAGATTATTAACAGAAGCTTTAGAAAACTTAGCTAAAACATCTGCAGACGCAACTGAAGATTTAGAGAAATTTAGAAAGCAAGCAGATGAAGCTACAGATAATTTTGAAAAATTAGAGAGAGCTCAAGCTGCTGGCGGTGGTGGAAGTCGTTTCGGTGGTACCATTAGTACACTAAATAATATTGGTGCTGGATTTAATGTTGCTGGTCAAGCAATGCAAAGCTTATTGATCGATCAAAGATTTGGTCAAGTTAATAACACTGCAGGTTTTGCAGGTATTGCAAACTCTCAATATGATTTATATAAGAAAGCAAGATCTGGTGATATTGCTTCTCAAATGGCTTTAGGTCAAACAGGCGAAGCTGAAAACTTTGCAACTGAAATGAATAGAGCTACTGATGTAGTTAAAGGCGCTTATGCTGCTGGAGCTGCTGCTCAGACAGCTGCTGGTGCACTTAGCACAGCTGAAGCTGCTGGTCAAAAAGCGAATCCTTTAGCTTATGCTTCTGGTGCTTCTACTCAAAATACAAAAGCTCTACCAGAAGGTATTTTCAATACTGCTCAGTTATTGGTGGAGATTCTTTAAAACAAATTAGTGCAAATCAAAATGCTATTGCTGGATATAATGCACAAATGCAAGCAAGAATGGCAATTAATGCTGTTGGAGCAGAGCAAGCTCAAGGCCTACGTGATATGTATGTTGGTCTTGGTGTTGCAGGACAAAGTCTTGGATCTAGAGCGAGTGGTTTTATTGACACCGCTTCGACTGATGCAACATTAAATAGAATGATTGATTCAAGAATGTCGCCTGAGCAATTTAACAAGATGGCTCAATTTGGTGCAGCTGAAATGGGATCTACTTTTAACATGGATCAAATTTTTGCTTCTCGAAATCTCGAAAGAGGCGGTTTCGGAAACATGCAACAAAATATGGGCAGAATGTCAACTTTAGCTAATGCAGGATCTAATAATCCTCAAGCTGGATTGCAATCTGTCTTAGAAGCCGCATTCACTAAAGGTTTAGACAGCTCAAAAGCAATCGACATGATGGTTCAAAATACTGCAGCAATGGTTCAACAATCTGGAACTAGTATGGCAGCAGGTATAGACACTACTGGAGCTGTATCTACTATGTTAGCTGGTAACGTTGACTCTAGCATAGCTAATAAAGAATTTGCTATACAAAGAGCAGCTGCAGCACAAGATGTAATGAATCAAGTTACGACAGACACTTCAGTAAGTTACACTGGAATGATCAATACTGCTAGAATTAGCGAAGCTACTGGTCTTGCTGGAGATGATGCATTATTTGCTGCTAAATTAACTCCTGCAGATATTAAAGCTTTACAACAACAAGATCCAAACAAAGCTAGACAAGCTCTATTAAATAGAGGTGTTAATGTAAAGGGTGATGTTGGTTCTTTCTTATCTAAGATGGGACAAGTTCAAACTGCTCAAATGTTCACTGGAGCTGGTGCATTAGCATTCGGTAGCAATGAAGATAGAGAAGGCTTACTTGCTGCTGCAACTGCAGGAAAATCATTCGAGTCATTATCTAAAGAGCAGCAAGCTTTACTAGGTAAAATGGGTGGAACTCAAAATCTAACTGGTAAAGAATACTTTAATGCAGCTGCAGGTATAACTAATGCAAGCAATGCTCCAACGAATGCTAAAGATGTTATGGCTGGAAAAGGACCTGAGACTTCGTTTAGTAAAGCAGATGACTTAAGAACTTCTGGGTTTAAACAACTTAGTGAAGCTGCTAAATCAGCTTCCGATGGATTAGGTGGGTTTACAAAAGCTATAGAAACTTTTATGAACTTGCAAAAATCTCTTGAAAAAGATGGTGTTAAAAAAGAAGGCGAATTTAGAGATGCTGGCGCTAAGATGGCAGAAGATTTTAAGATTAATGTAGTTAATCCTTTTGGCGAGCACGTTAAAGCATTTGGTGGTTTTGTTAAAGACGCAAAAGAACTTAGAAGCAATAGACTTCCTATAGTTCCTGAATCAGCAACGGATTTATTAGATAAGGTTAAAGGTTCTAATTAATGAGCAATTATAAAATTAAAACACCACATGCTGCTGTTTTAGTTTGGAACTATGTCGATAGAGTCGGCGTTCCAAGTGATAATGCTTATAATGCAACCGGTATATCTAAAGCAAATGGAGTAACATTAGACTCTACAGAAAAAGAGAGTTTACCTGTAATTATTAGTACACTCTCTTGTGTTTCCATTAGTACTAATAAAGCAAAAGGCGCGCCTGACGGTTCTTTTAATCTAGTTTTAGCTCCATATAAAAATTGGGTATCTACTCTAACTGCTGGCAGTTGGTGTGCTATATTAATGTCTAACGAACCAATTACAGAACAAGATATTAAAAAAGTAAATAAGAAACATCTTAAGATGATAGGAAGAATAGAGACTGTAAGATGTGAGACCACTACAAATCAAGATGGGTCTAGAAATACTCTTTATTATGTTTCAGGTATTGACTGGGGACATATCTTTAACTCTATTCTTTACATAGATAATTTAATAGCTGGACCTAAAGATCCAGTAAGTCAAGGTAATTCAGCTGCCGTTGCTATAAGAAAAATGTTATTTGGTAATGATGGATCTGTTAAGAGCTTTGCTGTTAAGCAAAACTTAGCTAACATACTTGGAGTAATGGGAACAAATCTTCAAGGTTTTACAGAGAATGAGACATTGATCGATAGATTAGCTAAATCTATATATGAATTTAAAATTCCAGATGAGATGGCAAAATACCTAAACCTTAGAGATTCTCAAGGTAAGCCAACTTCTGATAAAAGTGTAAATAAGGTTCTATCTTTAGTTACTGGACCATTAAAAGCACTAGACACTTACGATCCTAATGTAGTTGAAGCTGAAGGATTCATTGACCCTTTTTCTTTACAAGGTAGTCACACTTTGTGGCAAGTTCTATTAGAGAACAGTAATCCAGCCATGAATGAAATGTTTTGTGACATGGATTTTACTAAAGATGGCGGTCTACAATTAAAAATATATAATAGAATTAAACCTTTCTTATATAGACCTTTAGATGCGACAGCTGGAGCTTCTTTAGAGATAGCTTCATATTTTAAAAACGTTAAATACCATAAGATAGATACAGTCGACGTCATATCTGTAAACGCTGGAACTAATTGGCGTGATAAGTTTAATTTTATAGAAATAAAACCTCAGTTTCAAGAATTTTATGTAATAGCTAACTGGACTAAACAAAAGTCTCAGAGATTTGATGAGCAAGCCTTCAATAGAGAAGGTTTTAGACCATTAATATTAGACACAAAGCAGTTCCCAGTAAAACCTGGAAGTAAACCTAAAGAATATAATATAGACTGGGGACAATTAGAAAAATGGACTATATTATTGAGAGAATGGTACTTTGGTACACATAGGATGTTGAATGGTACTTTGGTTATGCACGGTTCTACTGATTATATTGGTGTCGGTAATAATATAATGTTTGAATCTAAACTTATAAATCCTACTCAAAACATAAGTAAAGCTAATAAAGCTAATAAGAACACTACTTGGATATTAGCTCATGTTGAATCAGTATCTCATAGTTTTGGCGTTAGCGAAGATGGTGCTAGAACATATAGAACTACAATTAATTTTGTAAGAGGTTTGTTAGTAGACGATAATAGAAATATTATCGGCGAAGGTATGTTAGATCAATTAGCTACAGATCTTACTCAACCTCAAGATAGAAATAGATTAAATGTTATAGCAGAGTCTGATACATTAGACCCAGATCCTCAAAAAGTGAAGGGTGACAATGTCGAATAATCCATTTAAAATAGTTAAAGATAGTTCTATTTGGCAAAACTCTAATGCTTTCAGCGCATACAACGCAAAAGATTCTTTTGTTAGAATCGGAATAGTAAAGCAAGTTTATAGAGAAAAAAGATCTACAGATTTAAAGTATTTAGTAGAGATTCAAGATAGGAATGATTCCATAGAAGTTAGCGCAGTAATGATGCGACGCTTTGGTGGTGTCTTTAATTATGAAGATGTAGTTTACCATGGTTATAAGTTTGACGACAAGCCTGATGCAGTTAGAGCTTTTGATGCAAAAGCTGGAGACTCAGTATTAGTGGCTTTCCTAAATGGTGAAAGTAGAGAAGCTGTAATCCTTGGTGGACTATCACATACCGCTAGAAAATCAACAATAGATGTTACAAAAGGTCCTCAATATGCTTCAGAATTTAATGGTATTGAAACAACAATCAATCAAGACGGAGAATATAAACTCACGTTTAAGGCTATTCCAACAAACATCAAAAAGTTGGACGATAAGCCAAACAAGACTCTTCCAAGTCCAACATACGATGACAAAGTTGGAGGATCGTTCTTTAAGTTCGATAAGACGGGAAGCATTGAGATAAATGATAAAGATAAGCAGGGTGTTCAGAATTTAAGAATAGATAAACCTAAAGGCACTATACAAATAAATTCTGGAAAGATTAGCTTAACATTAACTAAAAAAGACGAAAAAGTTGAACTGAAGTGTAAAGTATTAAATATCACTTCTGACGACAAAGTTAACTATAAAACTAAAGAATATAAATTAGAAGCGGAAAAATCTGTAAAAATCAATTCACCTAAGATTGCTATAGGTAAAGATGGTGTAGAGCTATTAGATCAATTATTTCAACTGGTAGAAAAGTTAGGCGCAGTTACACCTATTTCTCCAGTAGGGCCATGTACTTCTCTTATGACAACACCTCAATGGGCTCAAGTGAAACAGGTTCAAGCTAAGATAAAGGAAATAACTGGTGGTCTCTAACTAAGATCGCTATATAATTAAACTATGGTTAGTATCAATGATTTAAAAAACATATTTAATAGACCTAAACCAACTGCAACTAAAGGCGGCTCTAATGGAGATGCTAATGGTGTAGATATGGAAGGTTTTTTAGCTTCTGGAGATGGAAGTTATAGCGTAGATTCTCAGAATTGGTACTCAGCTAAGCCTTATGGTTTTAGAGTTAATTTTAGAGATAAGCAGTCATTGGTAATGTTTTTACCTATAAGCCCTAGTAATCTAACAATAAATACTAATTTTGCTACCAATATTATTCCTACATTGTATGGAACTATTGAAGAGCACTCTGCTGTTAGATACTTTGATATCTCTATTGAGGGCACAACTGGAATGGCGCCACAGCACGTTTCACCTTCTCAGTTAGTTGGGTCTAATTCTGTAAACACATCTTCTGCATATAAAGAAACCATTAAAAACGGAAGAGAGACTTTTGCAGTAGCTAATTCTTTTTCAGCTGGTGGTTTTTTCTCTAAAACTCTAGCTATCGTTAATCAAATAACTCAAAAAGCTACTGATTTAGTAAATGGTGCTCCAAAAGCTAAGACAGGTATTAATTCTGAAAATAGCGGATATGCAGCTTTTCACAACTTATATAGAGTACTATTAAAATATAAGCAGGATGCTTCTGGTGTATCTGGTTCACAGGATAGAGATAGACATCCGTTAACTTTCTTTAACTATAAAGACAACAATGAATACGATGTGGTTGTTAAAAGCTTCACTATGAGAAGATCTGCTGACAACCCTATGCTTTATTATTATTCAATACAATTAAGAGCCTATAACTTAAGAAGTATTGGAAGCAATCAAACTATTAGTTCTGAGTATAAGAAAAGATTAGCAGATCTTGGTTTGAATGGAGTAGATTCATCTTCTGCTTTAGGAGATATGAAGAGTTTTGCTAACTCTGCTAAATCAATTTTAGGCGCCGCTGCTGGCGGAATTAATATATTGGGTAGATAATGGCTGCAACATTAACTGGAGCATATAAAAGTATAGCTGATATGAACCTGTGGCTCAAATTGAGAACAGGCGATGATATGCTCTTAGCAGACATTCCATCTATTATTCCTTTAAGATGGCCGTATTTTAAGCAATCTTGGGAATTCATTAAGCCCAACTTAATATCTAATGTAAATAAAAACAACCCAAATCCTGACTTTTTAAATCAGCAAATTAGAGATTTCTCTAAGTTTATAGAAGCTCAAAGAACTACTGGTGGGAATATAAATCCATTCCAAGATTCTCAGACTTTTTATAGATTTCATGCGATTTTTGATTCTATTAAGATACAAGATATTAATTTAACTAATGAGGAATCAAGGTTATTGGACTCTGAGATAGCTAGAGTTCAAGCATTCTCTAAGAACAATTTTGTTCAAATAAAGAAAAACATAATAGATTATAGAGATAGAACTGCCGATGTTTATGGGTTAAGTGACGCTGATTATAATAAAGCGTTCGGTAAGAGCTCTATTCCTCCACAAATTAATGCCACAATAGTTGAAGCAAACTATTTATTAACTTTACAATCAGCTATTAAAACATGTGACTTTATTTTAGCTAATCTTTTTGCAGTTGACGCTGCTTTAGATCCTTTTGCTCTAGCGAGAGCAAATGCTAATAATCCAGCTGTAGATATCGGACAATATAAGTCTGGTAAGTTAGTTAAATTAAATTATGGTGAAAGCTTAGAATCATTAGCAAATAGATATCTAGGTAGTCCAGATAAATGGATTGATATTGCTATAGCGAACGGTCTAAAACCTCCATATATTGACGAGGTTGGTGAGAGAATACCTCTTTTATCAAACGGATCTAGTAATCAAATAAACATATCTGAGACTGATTTAAGCGGAAACTTAAATATAGATAAACTATACATCAATCAGCAAGTATTTCTACAGAGTTCTGTGGAAGTGGTAATTGATCAAAGAACTATCATAAGTATTAGACAAGTACCTGTTTCTGGTGAAATCATTATAGAATTAGACGGTGCAAGAGATTTAGATAAATATAAGATCGCTGATGGCGCCAATATACGAGTTTTTGCACCAAATACTGTAAATAGCTCTTTTTATGTATTAATACCAACTCAGACCCCCCTATCTGACGACAGAAACGATGAAGTTCCTTGGTTTCTTGCAAAGAGTGCAGAGGATGAGAAAAGGGCTAAGGTTGACTTGGCTTTAGGTGAAGATGGTGACTTAGTTTTTACATCAAATGGTGATGTAAAATTAAGTTATGGGTTAGATAATGCTATTCAGGCTATAAAGCTTAAAATCATTACAGAATTAGGATCTTTGAGATATCATCCAAATTATGGCTTAATTAATGTAGTTGGTAATAAAAATAGCGATATTGAGCAAATAAAGACGTTAATAACTGAGTCGATTGTCTCTCAAATTGAGGCCGATAGTAGATATGACCGTGTTGAGAACTTAACAGTAGATTACTTGGTTGACAGTAAGACTAATGAGGGAGTGGCTGCAATAGCCATTAGCTTAACAGTAAGGCTAGCCGGAGGAACACAAGTTATTCCTATAAGCTTTACGGTTAATAACTCATAGCTTCACTAACCTCGTAGTACAATATAGTACGGGTGAGCAATGAGTATACAAATTAGAAGTTTTAATCAAATTCTAGGTGACATGATCAGAAAGATCGTTTCGGAGACCTCTCTTAACGACCTTAATGCTGGTTCAGTTTTATTAACTCTATTAGAAGCAGCAGCTGCTAATGACTTTGAAAACAACACAGCAATCCTGAACGTGTTAGAGCTACTTAACATAGATGCTATCAAGAACAATGATTTAGATGCAAAAGCTGGAGACTTTGGTTTGTCTCGTAGAGCAGCTATTAAAGCATCTGGTTTAGTTAACATATACAATACAAACATCACAAAACGTTCCACAGGGCTTTATGTAATCAAACCTGCACCCATCGCTGGACAAACTAAGATATATGTAAATAACACTTCTGGTTGGTCTTCAACTGGTAATTTATATATAGGTAGAGGTACTCAAAACTTTGAGGGTCCAATTGCTTATACAAATATCACTGTTTATTCAACTTACTCTGAGATCACATTAGCTTCAGCTTTACAAAAAGATCACTTAATTTCAGACATAGTAATTGACTCTCAAGGCGAGCCAGATAGAGTTATTGCAGCAGGCACTATTGTTAAAATACCTGCAAATAATCAAAACCCTGAAATTCAATATTCAACTCTTAGAGATGCTATTATTCCAGCAGGTGAAGACTCTGTAATTGGAGTAGAAGTTATTGCACTTGTTGCAGGAACTTTGGGTAATGCTGGTATCAATACAATTACAGACTTTGATGTTCCACCTTTTACTGGTGCAGCAATTTCTAACACTTCAGCTTTCTCAAATGGTAAAGATATTGAGACAGATGTTGAATTAAGAAATAGACTTAAGTCATATGCAATAACTTTAGCTCGCGGTACTGCTCCAAGTATTATTGAATCTGTTATCGGCGTATCTGATCCAGATGATAGTAATCAAGTTGCTTCTGCAGTTATTACAGAGCCAGTTAAAGTTGGCGACCCTTCAATTATGTATATTGATGATGGTAGCGGATTTCAACCATCTTATGCTGGTCAATCTGTAGACACATTACTTAATTCTGCTGAAGGAAGTGAAGAGTTTTTACAACTAGCTAATTTCCCAGTTCCTAGACCTCAAGTAGTTAACGTACAAGAAGGTCCTTTTACCCTTAAAGATGGAATGTTTTTAAGAGTGATAGTAGATGGAGAAGAAGAGACAATCTACTTCGATTCTACTCAATTTTTAAATATTTCTGCTGCAACACTTGCTGAAGTAGTTGTAGCAATTAATGATAATTCAACTTTATTTAAAGCGAGATTTACTGAGAATTCTTCTGGTATTCTTTTATATCCAGTGGCACATGACGCAGAGATCATTCAAGTTAGTCCTCTTAGAGAGACAGATGACTCTACTTTTTATGCAAATTCGCTATTCAAGTTCCCTACAGATCAGTTTAGTTATATTGCGCTTTATCAAAACAGCACTAGACTTAGAGAAAAAGCTAAGAGTGCTGAATTAACAACTACACCATTTGCACAATGGAATGTTAATGCCACAAGCAATATTATTATTGCAGTTGATAGTACGCCATCACAGGATAGATCATTTGCATTGAGCGATTTCGCTGGTGCTTCATCTTTTGCATCATTAACATTAGATAATTGGGTTGCAGCATTTAATGCTAAATTTGCAGGTCTTACTGCAGAAGCTACACCAAGCCAAACGATGATCATTAGATCAAATAAGACTGGACAAGATTCTTCTATAGTTGTTAGTGGTGGAACTTTACTTAATAAATGGTTCCCTAATTTAGATACACAATCTCAAGGACAAACAGCTCAGTTTGAGTTAAATAGGCAGACAGGTAATTTAAGAATCTTAACTACAATTCAACCTGGCGATAAGATCACTGCAGGTGTTGAAGATGCTAAGGGTTTCGTTATCTCTACATCTACATCTAATGGTACTTATAATTTATCTAATGACTCTTTCGGCAGACCTGCTGAAATGGTAATTGTAATTGATTCAACTTACTGTAACCAAAGATCTGTTCCATTATTAGTTGGCGGCACAATATCTATTAGTAATCCTAGTGGATCTACTATGAGAATTATGGCTTCAACTTTAGATACTTTTTCATCTTTAAAGCCAGGCGATTTCATATATATTGCTCCAAGAACATCAGGTTGGGTAAGTTCAGCAAATGCTGGCTTATTTAAAATAAAAGCTAAAGGTCAACATACAGTTGTCGGTAGTGATAATTTTATCGATGTTGATAACGTTAATGTAGTTGTTGAATCAAGTATTGCTATCGCAGATTCTTTAGATATTAAAGCTTTCGAAACAGATGGTTATCCACAAATCTGGAGAGGTTCATACTTAACAAATCCTCCTGCAGAACCTATTAATGGAGTGTTATCTTCACTTAATAAAGATTTAGCTGGTGTCGTTGCTACAATCTACAAATCAAATTCTATTAAAATCACTTCTAGCACAGAAAATGGTGGAAGCATTGCTATACCAGTTTCTTCTAGTAACTGTTCTGTTGTTTTTGCAGAAACAGAAGCAGCACAATTCGGTAACCCTTCACATATCGCTACTAGAGCTTCAGATAAGTCTTTAGTAAGTATGTTTAAAAGAACTGAACCTGTTAGTGCTAATGTATTCTTAGGACGTGCAACTTATACAGATATTAAGGCTAATATTTCATCAGCGTCATCTCCAGATGCTCCTCCTTTTTCTGGAACATACAGTGAACAAGTTACTGCTGCTGGACAATTAACTCCAGCTAACGTTAATTATGACGATTATTTATCTTTTACAAGAGGAAATAATAAAGGTCAATTTAGAACTGTTAAAGCAGAAATTGCTGGAGATACAGTTGGAACTCAACAAGATTTAGCGAGAACAGAATTAGATCATGCTATTGGCGATGAGTTAGAATTAGTTAGACCAATATCTATCTCTTCTGAAGATAGTATAGTTGTTGTTATGGATAAAGACGCTACTATTAAAACAGTAGACGTTAAGATGTCAAGAACTGGAAGAGTTAACTCAGGTTCTGGAATTGGTTCTTTTATTCCAACAACTACAGAGTTATCTGCAGACGACCAAGACAACGAACCTGGAATAGATTTCAGTAACGTTAACGTTTGGGGAACAACTATCAATAGCACAGACTTTGCTGACTATGCTATGTGGATGAAAGCTAGAAATTGGTACTCTACTGGTGGAGTAGCTGGATCTGGCGGAAAAATGTTAGTAAGATCTAGTCAGTTTGGACCTAACGGAAATAATCTTAGATTTTCTATTAAATATCCTTCTACAGCAGATCAAGCTGCAACAACCACTCAAACTAACACTCCATCTTGGAGCGAATTATCTTATTTCTTTGGTTCTGGTTCAGCAAGAGCAGCCGCATTAAATCCTGGATACACTATATCTGTTAATGGACCTTACCCTGACTCTTCAACTAATTTCCCTAACGGTGCAGTATCGTCAGGTAATTATTATGACTATACTTTCTCTGCAGGTAATTTATCTTCAGTTTTAGTTGGTGATGTTTTATCTATTATTGATGGCTCTGGTGTTTCAAATGCAAATTCTGGACAATTTAGAGTTACAAATAAAAGCGGATTTACAGTTCGTGTTTTTAATCCAAATGCTACTACAACATCTCCTGGTGCTGCTGAAGTATTAACAGTAACAACTATAAATGATATAGTTGGAACACCTACTCAATACACTGTTAACGCTATTGCAGATGTTGCAGGATCATTACATCAGAAGTATTTTATTATTTATGATACTCAAGGGTCTGTAGCAGTTTGGTATGATATTGACAATACTGGAGCTGTTGCACCTTCACATGGTGCTAATAGAGCTATTAAAGTTGCTAATGTTAGTACTGGAGATTCTGCTTCAGATGTAGCAACAAAAACTGCTCAAGTTATTGCTCTAGATAACTCTTTTACTGTTACAGCGATATCTAATCAAATAACAATTACTAATTTAATAAATGGGGCTTTATCTTCAGCTTCTGCTGGAACATCTGGCTTTACTGTAAGTACATTAGCAGGAACTAGTGATGCATCTTTAGATGGTAAATATTTCATAATTTATGATGCTAGTGGGTCTGTAGCAGTTTGGTACGATGTAGGAGATGATGGAACTCAAGAGCCATTCCATGGCGCAGAAAGATCTATTAGAGTTAGTGGAGTTAATTATGGAGACTCTGCTGCCACTGTTGCTGCTGCTACTGTTGCCGCAATAAATCCTGATCTATCTTTTATAGCTTCTAACGTTGGTAATGTTATAACTATTACTAATTCTTTCGACGGAAACGTTCAAAACCCTTCTGCTGGAACATCTGGCTTTACGGTTTCTAATACTGACGGATCTCTACCTGGAAGCGAATTAATCACTAATGCAAACAATGTAGTGTTTTTCCCTATCACTGGTACAGATGTAGCTAGTATATCAAGTACAGTAAGTGCAAGCAATGTTATTGAAATTGCAGCTATTGGAAATTCTGCACTTACAATCGATAGATCTACGTACGAAGAAGATTATTCTTACGGCGGTAACTCTACAGCATTAGCATATGGACACAATCCTGGGTCTTCTTCATTGAAGGGCTACATCTCTCTATATGATGGAGTTAATTGGATTAAGAGTTTCCAAAATTCAAATCCAAACTTCACTATGAAGACGGCTTTTGTTTTAAATGGCGTTGCTCCTACAGTATATCAAATGAATACTGCTCCAAACTATAATAGTTCAGATATTGGTGAAATGTTTAAACTAATACCTGTAACTGTAGCTAATATTCATCATCATTTAACTCAAAAAGCACTTTCACAATTACCAATTGTTTCTAATATTAGAATTTCTAAAGATAGAAAAAATGTTCAAATTACATCTAAGAATTTAGGTTCTGCTGGTGCGGTTGAGGTAATTGGAGGAAACGCTAATAAAGCGCAAGCTTACATTATTGGTGAATCTGAGGTAGCGACTGATCTTTCTGGAAATCATTTACTAGTTAAAGTGCCTGCTTTCCCAGATACATTCAATGCTGGCGACTATATAAAATTACAAAACGATGCTGGAGTTAAGAGATTATCTCGATTAATTAGTACAGATAGCATTAATGTTACAAATCCTTCTGCGGGAATTATTGAATACAATTTCAATCCAAAGGCTATTAACGTTTCTGCAACAACTCAATTTACAATCACAGATGTTTCTGGATCTTACGGAAGACCTGCTGGTTTTGTATGGAGATGGACTCATAACGGATCAGCAACACTTGCTCAAGTTAAAGCTGGCGACCAAGTTATGGCATTTGGACCTACATTGTCTTGGGCTCAAGGAAATAAAGCTAGAACAGCTGGTGATGGTTTAGTTGCCGGCTTACCAATTGTTGCAGTAAATGATTCTGCAAACTATTTTGACGTAGTTAATCCTTACGGTAAAGCTATGTCTTCTACTGCTGTAGGTTCTGGAAATACTGTTCAAATTTGTCCAGCTCCAATGATTAAGTGGAATCTATCTCACTCTTCTAGAGTTTCTATTACATCTATGACTAGAGTATCTAATTTAGTTACTGTAGTCTGCTCAGGTCCTCATTTCTTAAATACTGGTGATTCTTTCGATATTAGAGATAGCAATAACCTGTCTGATACTACATATGGACCTGTTACTGTAACATCTCCAAATCAGTTTACAGTAACAATATCTGGTGCAGATTTTACTGAAGCTACTGTTGGCGCATCTATTATTAAGAGCGGTCTAGTCCCTACTAGATATAGATTAGAAAAATTAGGTTTTAATGGAATGGTTAGATTATCTAGACAAGATGGTCAATCTCCTAGATTCTTAGATTCTGGTGTTGCTGTAGATGATTACATTGTTATCGGTGGATCTACTTTTAAAGCAAACAATAACGGTAGATTTAGAGTTCAAGCTGTAGACAATGACTCATTAATTATTATTAATGAATCAGCAACAGATGAATTAAATACAATTAAAACTTTCAATAATAAGAGCTTATCTGCTACATGGACAGCTAACACTAATATTGTTACTGGAGTAGCTGGAACTTTTAAAAATCTAAGCATTGGTGACTGGGTTAAGAAACCTGAAGATCCAGATGATTATTATAGACAAGTAATATCATTTTCTCCTGGAACTGCTGACACCGCTACGTCAATAACTTTAGGTGGAAATTATAGTGGATCTTCTGCTATATCATCTGGTGTAGCATACGATCAATTAAATGATTATGATAAAGGTGTAGTATTACAGTCTGCAGATGACATAGTTGCATTAGAAGGTGATTCTGTTACAGCTGGTGACACATTATTTGTTCAAAATATCGTTAATTCTAATTGGTTTAGCGTAAACAATATTGGAAGTTTTGATATTACAGAAGTAGGAACAAATTCTACAACTTATAAACCTTTTGTAAGAATATCTAATTCTGCTGGTGTTGCTGAGTCAAATAGATTAATATCTGTTGATACAGCTGGATTCTATTTTGTTGAGAGTTTAGCTAATAAGTTCTACACTATTAGAGAGATTAAGCATGTTGTTCTTGATGATTTAAACCCAGAAAGAAGATCAATCTATATTACTCCTTCTAATAGATCTTATAAATTCACAGATGCTAATGCTACTAGCATTTCTCATATGGGTAAACTTGGATACAGCACTGATGTAACTACTGGTATCGATGGATACTTATATTACACAGGTCTATTAAGAAGAGCTCAAAGAATTGTAGATGGTTACGAACCAGATGCACAAAACTTCCCAGGAAGACGTGCAGTTGGTGGACTAATCGAGATCTTACCTCCTCTAATTAGAAAAATATCTATCACTATTGATGTAACTACTGATGAGGGAGTTAACTTAGGTGATATTTCTAATAACATAAAATCTGTAGTTATTAACTATATACAGACTTTAGGTGTTGGTGAGGACGTTATCTTGTCTGAAATGATAGCATCTATTATGCAGATTAAAGGTGTTGCAGCTGTAACATTTACTAACCCAGTACCTAGTACTGAACGTATAACTATAGCTAATAATGAAAAAGCAACCATAGATCCAGAGTCGATAGGTATCGCATAATGGTAATTTATAAAATAACTAACAAACTGAATAATAAATCTTATATAGGGCAAACCATTAGATCTGTAAAAAGTCGCTGGAATCGTCATTGTTCTAAAACCGGCAACAGCGCTATATCTAAAGCAATTCAAAAATATGGAAAACATAACTTTGAGTTTAGAATTATTATTAGAGCTGAAACAATTGATGAATTAAATCATAGAGAGCAATATTTTATCAAATTATTAAATACTGTTAGTCCAAATGGATATAACTTAGAATTTGGTGGCAAGAATAAAACCACTAGCGAAGAAACAAAGTTAAGACAGTCACTTTCTCACTTAGGTTTAAAATATAATAGAAAAAGAAAACCAAAATATAAAAAGAAAGTACAGGGTTGGATTAACCCAAATCTTGGAAAGACTGCCTCCCCTGAATCAAAACTTAAAAATGCTATAGCTCATGGCGCTAAACTTTTTGTAATGAAAGATCAGAATGAGAATATTATTTGGCAAGGGGTTATTTTAAGCGAATGTGCTAGACAGTTTAATTTAAGTATTGGAAATATCAGTGAATGCTTAAAAGGTAGACGCAAACAACATAAAGGGTTTAGTTTTGAATATATTGGAGACTTAAGTGGCATCAAATCGCAATAAAATTGATCAAATACATGAACTTTTGCCGAAGCATCTTGGATCTCGGCAAAATACTAATTGGAAAGCTTTAGCAGAAGCTTTAGGTCAGTCAGATCAACAAACAGCTGATTTAGTTGCAGAGGTTAGAAAGCAATTCTTTGTTAAGACTGCTTCTAGACCATATCTTGATAGATTAGCTGCCAACAGTAAGATTGCTAGACCTAGATTAGTAGGTATGGATGATCCGTCTTTTAGACAATATATTCCAGTACTTTCTTATCAACCTAAGCAAGTTAAACTTATTATTGACCAATTACTAGATATATTCTTTTTTAAAGAATCTACTACTGCTTTTATAACTTCAGATAACTTTTCACCATTTTCTTTAAAAGACACTTGGGAATTAGATATATTAGTTGACGAGCAATATAGAGAAAGAATAACTTTCAAGACATCGGATTTTACAGATATTTCTGCCGCATCTGCAGATGAGATTGTTTCTGCAATTAATAGACAGGCAAAATACTGTTACGCTACATCTTATTACGACAGCATTACGCAAAATACTTTCATAAGAATGTTCACAAATACCGTAGGCTCTAAAGGATCTCTTAGAATTTTGGGCGGAAGAGCTAATGTTGCTTTAAGATTTGATGGTTTTATATCGACTGCTGGTAATGGATCTAGTACTGAGTGGACCGTCACTAAAGTTGGTGATGAAGTTACTTTTCAAAATACTGGTGGAGCAAATGCCGGAGTAGATCAACTAAAAACTGGCGACATAGCTATTATTGACATTCCTGGCAATAAAGGTTCATTTGAAATAATTGATGTTGATTTAGTTAATAGTAGTATTAAGTTTAAAAACCTATTCGGAACTCCTGGTGTTTTTACTCAAACATCTGCAGACGATACTAAGTTTATTGAGAATAAAAAGTTTGTTGCTTATCTTAATCCAAGAAGAGCAATGACTTGGGAGACTTCTCCTGGCGAAATAACTGTAGAGATGCCAACATCTCCGCCAGTAGTTAAAAGATCTTTACAAGGATCAATTCATGTCAATGGGACATTCTCTCAAATGACTAATAGAGATTCAGATACGTCTTTAACTGTATCTGATGCATTTGCATTTCCAGAATCAGGCTCTTTCTATCTAGAGCAAGTCAATGAGATAGTTACAAGAATTCTTACAACATCTGAAAACCAAATAATTTCTAAAAAACAGAACACTAGATTACAGTCTAGTTTACAAAAATATGAATATAGTTCTAGAGTTGCTTTAAGCACAACTGGAGATATTGTAGCTGGCATTGCCCAAATAACAAACCTAAGTTCAACTGTAGGGTTAAGTATTGGTCAACAAATAAAAATGGATGGTGTTCCAGCTTATGCAAGAGTTACGTCAATTTCTGGTAATATTGCTAATATTTCTGTAGAAGCGACAACTACAGCTACAGCTCAAAGCGTCAAGTTCTTAGGTAATCAGTTGGTTGGAATTACACCTAATTTGCCAGAAGCAGCCAACTTAAATGAGTTCACTCTAACATCTTTAACTAGATCCTCTAATGTGGTTACAGGCGTAACTGCTCTACCTCATGGATACAAAGTTGGAGAATCTGTTATTATTTCTAACACATCAGGTGGACCAGGTAATTGGAACGGGTCTTTTGTAATAACTTCTGTTTCAAGCAATACCTTCACATATAATCAAATCGACGCATCAGGAAGTGCATCTACTTTAGGTCAAGCCAGGGTAGAAAGAATTGCTATGTCAAATAGTGGTTCTAAAGTTATATTAACTGATGCTATAAGTAATAAAGTTAGTAGGATTACTGGCTCATATATTTGGGATCAGGCTGCAACTTTTGTTCTATCTTCTAATACAGGCGATTCATTAGAGGCTGTCCAGGCTGGTAAAATAGTTAGATTGTTAAATATTGGCAGTAACACTCTACCTGACTCAGGTGGTTTTGTTATATTCAATTATGGCCGAAGCAACCAAGAAGGGCCTATTAGATATCTATATAAGCCCACACCAAATACATTAGCGATAGATCCTAGCTATACTTTTAAAAATAGTCATGCTATTGGATCACCTATTGTAGCAATAAGTAAGAAGGGGCCTCATCAAATGAGTGGTAAAGCTTTAGAGTATCCAGCTTACATTACAGACCCTTCTGAAGCTAGAATAATATTACAAGAATTAATTAGATCAGTTAAGAGTGCTGGTATTTTTGTCAATTTCTTAATTCGATTCCCAGAGCAACTATACGCTACGTTGGATGTTTATAACTCAGGTAATGATCCTGGCTAAGACATTTCATAGTATAATTTAGTCGAGGAGATCTTCATGGCAGTTTTAGGACGAGTATTAGTTTCAAGCGCAGAGCGTCTTGACCTACCAGATTTACTTTCTATAGATTCTTACGCCGCAGGCGATTGGAAGTTTTTTCTTAAAGGGTTGGTTGGAGACTCTAAACCTTATATTCTTAAAGGTTTTGATGTAATTGATCCTCAAAACGCTATTGGTACGCAAGGTTGTTCTATTAGAGTTGCTGATTCAGTTGTGTTTTATCCTGGATCTAGCTCTGGATCTTTCTTTCATGGTCTTCAAGAAGGTCATGCTCAAGCTACTCCATTAGTTCCAGAACTTAGAAAAAATGCAGTAAATTACGTATATTTAACTTTTTCAACTTTCAATACATCAGTAGATACTAGAGCTTTCTGGGATCCAGATAAAGATGGTGGAGCAGGTGGAGAATTTACTCAAGACGTCAATACTCAATCTGTTCTTAAAGTAGAGATCAATGTATCTACTGGATCGTTCCCTGCAAATACTATTCCTATTGCAAAAGTAACTGTTGGCCCTGTTGTTATTACAGCAATAGAAGACGCAAGAGATTTATTGTATAGATTAGGTTCTGGTGGAATAAATCCAAACCCTTTCAATACTTACCAATGGAAATCTTTTCCTAATTCAACATATCAAAGAAGCGAACCACCAACTAAGATGTTGGCAGGTGGAGTAAATCCATATCAAGGTGCCGATAAGAACATTACATCTATGAAAGAGTGGATGGATGCTATTATGTCTAAGCTTAGAGAGCTTGGAGGAACAACTTACTGGTATGATGATACATCAACTTTTGGTATCGTTAATAATTTCTTTGATGCAGTAGGTATCACGTTTAAATCTAAAGGTCAGTGGGTACATGATGAAGCAGTTGCAGGTTTAATTACTTGGACTGAAGATTTTCAAATCAAAATGACCGGAGACCCTAGAACATATATTGTTAGACAGGGCTCTAAGACTCTTCAAGATGAACAGGTAATGTATTTACCTTTACAAAGAAATCAATTAATCAATTCAACTGATGAAGAAGTTAGTTGGATTAATGGTCAACCTTATGTAAATACTGTAGGTGGAGCTGTTGGTATTTTTGCTAATTTAGCAAAAGGTGACTGGGTTAAGAAAACAAATGATACCTTTGATAAATGGCTTAGAGTTGAAGAATTTTATGATGCCGTTAATTTAGGCGGATCTACAACTACAGCATCTAATGCAAAGTCAATTAGATTAAGCTCTACATATTTAGGAACAACGGAGCAACAAAAAGCTAGATACGATAAAGGTGTTTATGATGTTTCTGATGTAGTTGTTTCTGATAGAGACAGTGCTGCTATCAATAACATTGGTGGTAACTTTCACTGGTTATCATTAAGAAGTGACATTATCCAAAAAATTGGAAACATTGCCACCACTCAATTAAATATTACTATTTCTGAACATGATGGTTTTACAGCTAAATGTACTAGTGCTTCACCACATGGATTATCTGATGGTGAGAGAATTACTATATCAGGTACAACAAACTTTGATGACACATATGTTGTTGAAGTTGAATCTACTACAGTTTTTTACATAACAAAAACTGGATCTATTTTGCCAAATGATTCTGGTAGTGCATTTTATGCTGTAGTAACTACAGTAGCTAGATCAACAGCATATGGATTACAAGAAGAATCAGCTAATCATGGTTTTAAAACCAACGATACTATAGATATATCTAACACTTCTAACTATAATGACAAATACACTATAAAAGTTAGAACTGCTACAGAATTTAGTATTCCTGTTCCTTCTTTAATAGCTTCTGAATCTTCTGGTTTAGCTACTTTAGCAAAAGTAATGGTTAGAACTGAAGGATCATCGGCTCAAATTATTCAAGGTGAATCTGCTGACGTAGGAAGCGGAACTGCTGACAATATTAGACAATATGTAGGTATGGCAAGCTTATCGGAAATATCTCCTACATATTCGATACCTTCTGGATACAACACTATTAACGGTATGCAAAACTATAACAGTGGAGTTAGTGATAACTTAACTGCTAGAGTATCTAAATTAACAGCAATGATGGCTAATAAAGCCCAAGATAAAACTGTTAAATATATACCGCAAAATATTACAACTATCAATAACACAACTAACGGCATATCACAAGAAATTACATTTAGTCCTTCTGGTTCTTGGTTATCTTTAGTTACACCAGGTTCAACTGGAACTGCAACAGTTATGTTACCTTCTGTTTCTCCAGGTATATCACTGTTAGTAAATCAAGTTGCGTATGTCTCTATTGATAGAAATAATTTAACAACTCCATCTATACAAATTTCTAATTTAACGTCTTTACCAGTAGATGAAAACATCTTTGTACTAGCTATAAGAATGAGCACGACAGATGTATATCTTTGGGATAGCTCTATTGTTACTGTTGGATCTATACCTGGACCTGGAAACATCTACAATGTGATGAGACAAAATCAAGCTCTTAAGTTAGTAGACGGTGGAACTTGGTCTTGGAATTTAGGTACAGAAACACTTACTTGGTCTTCTGCTGCATATATTCAAATCCCTGGATTAAACAATTCTGCTAATGCTATTATTGCTGGATCTGTTGTTTTAGCTTCAGGAGAAGTTGCATATGTAGATATTAATAGACAATCGCCAGGCGGAAACTTAACTGTTCAAGTTGCAGCAAATTCTAGTTTATCTTTAACAACTGATAGATTCATTATTGCTAGAAGAGAAAATAATGATGTTGTAGTTGGTTTACACTCTATGCGCCTAATGGATCAAGAGAGTAAGAAACTATATGCTGGAATTAGTGATCAATCTTTATCTTATATTGGTCAACCTAATAGTGCAGACTCTACTCCATCATATACAAATATACCAAATGGACTAGCACCTTACACATTTAATCAAGGTGATAATTTAACTCTTGCAATTGGTCAAACTGCTGGAAATGTTAATAGCATTTTATTAGCTTTAGATAATCCATCTTACGATGAGTTTATTGAAGTTGTTGCTGTATCTCCTACTGGAAATCAATTATTAGCACCAGTTGTAAGTGGTACAACTATAACTTTACCAACAAATTCTAGACTGACTGGATCCCCTTCTCAGTATTACACTGTTGGAAAAGGTACTTTAGAGATTTATCTTAATGGTCAAATGCTTCAATTAGGTGAAGCTGGTGGATGGTCAGAAGTTGGAACATCTGGTAATCCTAGTAATCAAATTCAAATCGGTCAACAATTAGAAATTGGTGATTTTTTAACTTTTAGAATTGATGCTACAGGCGGACCTGGTTCTGGTGGTGCAGGTGCAGCAGATGATAATTTCTACACTTTGCCTACTAAAAACACAGCATCAGATTTAGATTACATTCCTGTATATGATGTTGCTGGCAACACATATAAAAAGCAAACTAGAGCAGTTTTCTTAGCAGGATTAAATAATTTAACTAATGTTAGAACTGTTACAGCTGACTGGTCTATCATCACTAGTGATGATTTGGTTATTGCTGATACAACTACATCTTTAATTACCTTAACTCTTCCAGCATCTTCTGGAAATACTGGTAAGAAATTTTTAATTAAAAAAGCAAATAATGCACCTAATGATTTAATACTTAACGTTACTGGTGGAGATCTTATCGATGGATCTTCTTCTTTTAGCTTTAATGCTAACGGTTTAACAAATTACGGTTCATTGACTATTATCACAGATGGTCTTGGAAATTGGTGGCTTTTTTAAGTACTAGTGTGATATAATGTTTTATAGAGGTATTAATGATAATCTATAAAATTAAAAATAAGATTGATGGAAAAATGTATATAGGCCAAACTAGAAAAACTTTAGAAAAACGCTGGAAAGATCATTGTAGTAATAGATCTTCTTGTCGTTATTTAAAATTTGCCATTTTAAATCATGGTAAAGAAAATTTTGAAATTACACAAATTGCTAAATGTAATTCTTTAGAAGAGATGAATCATCGTGAAGCTTATTATATTAAGTTATTTAATACAATGGCGCCAAATGGATATAACTTAACAACTGGTGGAGATGTTAAGAATATCAGCGAAGAAACAAGATTAAAAAAATCAGAATCAATGAAAAAAGTTTGGCAAGAAAAACGACAAAATTACGAAAATAGTATTCAACTTAAGAAAAAACAAACAATAACAAAAGAACAAAAATTAAAAACTTCCGCTACACTTACTGGAATTAAGCATACAGAAGAGCGACGCAAG